GACATGCTGTACAGGGCCCAACGTGCCTACGACAAGGGAACCGTGGCCTTGCTGGCCTCTGCGGATCGATCTGCTCACGGCGGGGCAGTGTTCGAAGCCCGGATCAATCCAGACACCGGGGAGAGCCAGCGGGTCCAAGTGGGCTACGTCCAGCCGGATGCCCGGATCGGTCTCAAGCTGCTGGCGCTGCGGTCTGCGAAGTACTCGGAGCTACGGCGTCACGAGGTATCTGGGAAGGGCGGCGGGGCCCTGGTGGTGCAGCTCTACATGCCCGAGGAAGTGGAGGAGCCCTGATGTCCGGGCGGGTACGGGCTCGATGCGGTGGGGCAACATCACACCATTCTGAGCGGGAGCGTCGAAACCATGCGGCGCGAGCCGAAGCACCGCCCGAACCATACAGGTAGTTGTGGGTGGGTCGTCAATCCTGGCATGTAGGCAAATCGGGCCAGGGCTGCGGGACGACTCACTATCTTTTTTGAGAAAGTTGAGGAACGATGATGCGAATCAAGTGCAGCTGGAAACCTTTTCTGCGGTCGGCCTTCGGTCTGGCCGAGGCTTTGAGCGCCATGGACAGGACCCCGGGGCTCGTCGTCCAGCGGGTGACCTTTCGGGCCACCAAGGGCGAGATCGTGTGTCAACACGGGGGCGACATCACGCGCGGGGACCTGGCAAGAATGGTGGCCGATCCGCTGATGGGCGCGGTCCAGGCTCAGGTGAGTTGGGAGGTGGAGGCGTGAGCGACTCAATAGACCTCGAGGCCGAGGCGGTCATTCGGTGGGAAGTTGCCACCGAGGCGGCCACCCCACTCGATCGACAAATGCTCATGCGATTGGCTAACCTCGCGATTGCGAGGGACGTCCGGCTGGAAGCGCGGGTGCTCCGCGAACTGGAGATACAACCCCAGTGGGTCAAACTGGAGACAATGGCGTGGGAGCTGGGCATTACTGTGGGCGAGCTCCGCGCGAGCATGCGCCGCCTTGCGCTGCGTCTGCCCCTCCCTTTGCACTTGAGACTGAGGAAAAGTGAGCCCCCTACCGATTGACATCGTAAACGACGACACCGACACCCTAACGCTCATCGAGCGGGCCGCGCAGGTGGCCATGGGCGCCAGGCATCCGGCGTGCCTACGTTCCCCGGACAATTCGCTGGTAGGTTCGGGGCCGCAGGGTGGCGAGGATTGCCAACGGCGGGCTAAAACCCCTCCGCCGCGGGTTCGACTCCCGCCCTTGCGGCCGTGCTAACCTGTCCTCGGCGCTTCCGTGGTCGGCCTCCGCAGCGGTCGGGTAATCTGGGGCCTCCTCGTCCCCTCGCCACGGCGGCGCCACTTTGCTAGGCTCGGAGTCGCGGGCCATCCGTAACCTCGAGCGCTAACCCCCCCCATGCGTCTCGGGGTTTTTTGGTGGAGGACCCGGTCAGCCGATCTAGGGACCTCCCGCCCGCCGGTTTCGCTCATGTTGCCGGCGGGTTGTTTGCCGTCTGGTATCCTGAAGCCGTGGAGACATGGAAGCCGCACAAGGGTCCGCAGGAGGCCTTCCTGGCCTGCGGGGCCTTCGAGGCCCTTTATGGCGGGGCAGCCGGTGGCGGCAAGTCGGAGGCGCTGATGGCCTGCCCTACCCGATGGGTGCACTTCCCTCAATTTCGTGGGGTGCTCCTGCGCCGGACCATCCCGGAGTTGAGGCGCCATTTGCTGGTGAAGACGCGCAAGTTTTACGCGCCTCTTGGCGGTGAGCTCGTGGGGCGCGAGTGGCGGTTTCCATCGGGCGCTATCATCGAGCTGGCATCGATGGAGAGGGCGGCGGACCGGTTCAAGTTCGATTCCCCGGAGTATCAGTTCGTCGGATTCGACGAGTTGACCTCGTTTGAAGCCATCCAATACACCCACATGATTACCCGGATGAGGACAACGGACGACCGCATCCCCATCCGGTTGCGCGCGGCCAGCAACCCCGGCGGACCGGGGCACGATTGGGTGTTAAGGCGGTTCGCCCCCTGGCTGTATACGGACCCGGACGAGGACCCGTCAGGCCAATCGTACACCGACGAATATGACGGGCCCTATGCTCAGCCTCGGGAGCGCGCGGCTTTCCTCCGCGGAGAGGGCGACGACCACGAGCGCATGGTGCCGACGGGCACACCGGGGAGCACGACTCGAGCCTTCTTCCCCGCGACCATCGACGACAACCCGAGCCTTGACGCGGGCTATGTGGACCGGTTGAAACAGGTTGACTTGCTCACCTACCAGCAGAAGCGGCACGGCAACTGGATGGCCAAGTCTGCCCCCGGTATGTTCTTCCGGCGCGACATGTTCACGGGGTGCTACCTGGACGACTCCCCCAAGGACATCATTGCGCGCTTGCGCTACTGGGACCGCGCGGCCACCGAGAAGCTCACCAAGGCGGAGCAGTCTGATGCCCAGCTCGTGGCGGACAAGGGGCCGGACTGGACGGTTGGCCTCCGGATGAGCCTGCGCCGGGACCTCACGATGGTAGTGGAGGACGTCCAGAGGTTGCGCGCCAACCCCGGAGCCGTGGAGGCATTCATCGTGGCTACCGCCGAGCTGGACGCGGCGGAGTTCGGCCCCGGCGAGGTGCTCCAAGTGCTGGAGCAGGACCCGGGGAGCGCTGGCGTTTATGAAATCCGGGCGCTGGTGAAGGCGCTGCGGGGGCACCCGGTGAAGGCCCAGCGGCCCACCGGGGACAAGGTCACAAGGGCCAAGCCAGTGGCCGGGCAGGCGCGCGTGGGGAACATCTACCTCGTCCGCGCCCCATGGAATGGGGTATTCATTGCAGAGGCGGAGCGTTTCCCTATGGGCAAAAAAGACCAAATCGACTGCTTAAGCGGAGCCTCCACCCTCCTGATGGAAGTGGGCAAGCCCAAGATACAAAACCAACGACGCAAGCTCCGGAGCATGCGCAAAGCCGCGATGGGTGGATATTGAATGGGCGCAGACATCTCGGACACCTCGGCGGCGGACCTCCACCGAATTTTCATCAAGCGGCGTCTGCCACAGTCGGAGCGGTTCCGCTCGTTCTTCGGCCGGGAAGCCGACATGAACACCATCAAGACGGTCATCCGGCAGGCCGAGGAGGGCTACCTCGTCCAGCTCACCGACTTCTGTTCTGAGGTCCTCGGGCTCGAGCCCCACCTAAGCGCCATCCTCGCCAAGCGGTTTGGCTCGGTCCAATGCCTGGAATGGGACCTCGTTCCGCCCACCGGGCCAGACGTGGACAAGGCCGAGGCCAAGCTGATTCTGGAGAAGGTGAAGCAGGACTTCGACCGCGTGCCCCACTTCTCCGAACGTCTTTACGATCTGATGTGGGCCAACTATGACGGCCGCGCGGCGCTCGAGATTGAGTGGCAACACACCCAGAGCCGTTTCCCTGAGCGCATCGCAGACCTCCGCTGGATTCACCCTCGGCGCATGACCTACGGCCCCCGGCGAGAGTTGCGCATCATCGACCCGCAGCGCTCGGTGGGCAACTTCCAACCCGTGGGCCTGGCCATCGACGAGTTGGTGGGCAAGTTCGTCCACTGGACCCCGCGCATGTTCCGCGAGTACCCGGAGCGGGAGGGCCTCGCACCCCGGACGCTCTACTGGGCGTTTTTCAAGCGGTTCTCGTGGCGGCAACGGATGATCTTGACGGAGCTCTTCGCGGTGCCATGGCGCATCATCGAGCAAGACCCGGCCGCCCTGGCCTCCACGGGCATCAACAAGGAGGGCGTCTCCGAGGGGTTCGATGCTGCCGAGAAGTTGGGCCAGGAGAGCACCGCCGAGCTGGACCCGGGACAGAAGATCAACGTCGTTCAGCCCGAGGGCAACAGCCACGAGCTCTTTGGACTCACGCACGATCAAGTCAACGGCGAGATGTCCAAGCTCGTTCTTGGCAACGTCGGCACCACCGAGAACGACGCCAACCGGGCCAACTCAATCGTGCAGAAGTCCGAGCAAGACATCATCCTCCAGCGGGACGCGCGCGGCCTGTCGGAGCGGATAGACCAGCACATGGTAATCCCCACCGTGTTCTGGAACTTCGGCCCGGACTCGCTCGTGAACGCTCCCCGGTTCGTGCTCCAGGCCGAGCCCGCTCGGGACCAGGCCAAGGACCAGGAGCGCGCCGACAAGGCCATTATGGTGGGCGTGCCCGTTGCGGTGACCCAATACCGCGAGCTCACGGGCTTGCGTGAGCCGGAGGACGATGAGCCCTTCGTGATCGGAACCGGAGACGGAACCACGGCCAAGACGGTGGACCCGGCCGCCCCAGCGGCTGAGCTCGCGCCAAAAGACCCCCTCGCGCCTGGCGAAAGTGAGCGCGAAACCCCGGAGCAGGGCGGCAACGAGGAGGCGGCCAAGCAAGCGGTGGCAGACCTCGTGGGCCTCGTGGCACAACAACTAGCGGACCGGGCCGGGGGGCCGGGCTCGGCCCCCTTTCGCTGGTAAGGCCACCACCTTAGCTCAGCCTCACGGAGACCCTGAGGACATCGCGACCGCCGGCGCCGACGTTGCTGGGCGCATCATCGCGGGTTGGGTGCGGCAGTTGTCCAAGGCCGTGACGTCCCTCCGAGACGGGGCCAACGATGTGGACGCCGTTGCCCTCGAGGTCCCCGAGCTCGCAGAGGGCATCGCGGAGACGGCCATGCGCGCGAGCATGCTTGGCGCCCTCGATGCTCACACCGAGGACGAGGAGGACATCACCATCACCCCCGCCAAGTTCAAGCGGCCAACGGTCGGGCTGCCCTTCACGGTGCGCCCGTTCCAGGAGGCTATTGACGATTTCGCGGCGCGCGGAGTGGTGAGCCGGGACGTGTTCGACAAGATGGCCTCGGAGGCCAAGGCCCGAGCCTTCACCGTGGCGGGGACGGCAAGCCAAAGCATTCGCGACGCCATCAAGGAAGAGCTCCAGAAAAGCATGGCCGACGGGGCAGACCTTCGCGACTTTCGCAAGCGGCTCAAGGGGCGCATGGAAGTCCGCGGATGGCTCAAGCCAGGCCCCGGGGGCAAGCCAGGCACCGCCGGCGGTTCAGCGGCCACCGTGCCCACGCAGACCGGTACGCCGTGGCACGTTGAAACCATCTTCCGAAACGGCACGATGGCCAGCTATGCCCGGGGCCGACAGAAGCAGATGTTGCAGCCGAACGTCCTCAAGCGGCTTCCCTTTTGGGAGATTGTCACCATCCGGGACAGTCGCCGGCGCACCACGCACGGCAAGGCGCACGGCAAGGTGCTCTCCGTATATGACCCCTTCTGGCAGACCGTTGGAACGCCGCCATGGGGTCACAACTGCCGGTGCCGCGTCATCACCCGCTCGCGCAAGCGTGCCGAGGCCAAGGGCATCACCGACGGCTCGAGCATCGTGGGCCTCCCCGACCCCGGGTTGGCCTCCCCGACCCCGGGTTCACGGGCCAGACCATCAGCCCGCCGGGCATCCCCGAACCTGCCCCCATCGAGCCCACCCCCGAGGAAGTGCCCGCGGTCATCGAGCCCACGGAGAAGCCTGACCTTCCCAAGTCTCGGGCTGATATGGCCAGGGCGTTCAGTTTCGATTTGAACGATCGTTCTCACGGCGCTTCTGCTAGGGCGGCCGTTCAGGACTTGTTGGCCAACGAGGGCTTGCTAAGTCAGGACGTGGCTCAGGAGAAGTTTTTCGCTAACCGCTACGAGGTGAAGGACCTTGCTGCCCAGGGGATGCACACCGCCGGCGGCAAGGTGAAGTTGGCCCCGGCCGTAGCCAGAAACGCCTCCACCGGGTTGGCCAACCTGGCGGCAGGCGATGCAGTTTCCACTGCGGAGGCCAGGGCGATAAGCACGGTTATCCACGAGGAAATACACGGGGCATCTAGGAATGTTGCGGTGGCAAAATCAGCGTACCGCGGGGCCGGTGTGGGCATAGAGGAGGCGGCTACCGAAATACTGGCTCGCCGCGTGTCTCGAAGAATGATCCCATCAGGACAAATGCCCGGACCGTCCGACATGTTCAGATTGCCATCGTCCTCCCGCATCTTCCGAACGTTTGATGATGAGTTTGAAGATCGCATGAGGCGAGCATCAGCGCTGGGAATAGATGACCCAACCGGGTTTGAAACGGCCCGCGCCTATGATGCCTATATTGGGAGATTTCTAAAGGCGCCCCGGGCAGCCGGTTACTCGGACGAGCAGATCGAGGCGGCTCTGATAGAGATCAGGTCTGGCTCGGCAGGTGACCGCATGTGGACAAGCGAGTTTGACCAAGGCGATCATTTCGCCGAGGTGCTATCTAAATCTGATCCAGCAACCCCCGGGGCCTCCGGGGTCAAGGCTCGAGAGGGTGCGCTTAAGCGGGGGATACGCCAAGCCGAGTTGCACACCGATTACCCGGGGGAGGAATAATGGAACGAGACCAACCCGAGCAGGCCAAGGCCAAGTTCTCGGACTCGATCTCTCGCGGCCGGAGGGGGCCGGACTTGCAAAACCTGGCGAGGACGCTTGTCGGGCTACAGACCGAGGAGGCGGACCAAGACGCGCTTAACCGGTGGATGCTGGACAACTGGCCAGCCGACGGCCCGCAGCCCTGAGCGCTCGGCTGTGATACATGTGGGTGATGGGATTCATGCCAAGCACCACCGCGCTCGCAACTTCTGGCCAGCGATTGCCCCTCCAACAGCTCCGAGCGGCCTCCGCCGGCATCGAGCTCACCGCCACGAGCCGCATCCTGCTCACCCTCGCAGCCACCCCCACCGGGAGCACCGACTTTGCAGGGCTCGCCGTCACTACCACGACCCCCGGCGCACCCGGTACCGCCTCGATGACCGTCCAGGCCATTGTTGCCGCCGGCACCATCGACGCGGACGCCGCCGGAGCCGTGGATTACCTCATCATCGGGTAATGGCGCGCCTCATCGTTCAAGGGCGGGGGCGGCACGGTCCCAGCGTCAAACTCCAAGCCGACGACAACGCCGCGGAGAACCTCCCGCCCGAGGGTTTCCCCCACGAGGGCGCGCGGTGGATTCAAATCGCTGCCGCCGGTGAGTTCAAGGGCCACCCCGCCGGGGACTTCACCTTTGACGCTAAAACCTTCGGCGAGATAATCGCCAACTTTCGGGCCCACCCCTCATTTGAGGCAGACCCCGGTACGTCCCTCGGGATGGGTGACGTGGTGGCCTACGACTTCCACCACGCGAGCGAGGAGCCCGCGGCCACCGTAGGCGTAATGGGCGCTCCGGCTCAGGCGTGGGCGATGGATCTACAGACCCGACCGGGAGAGACGGGGCTCGAGCTATGGGCGCTAACCCGGTACCTGGAACCTGCCCGGAGCTTCATCCAGGCGGGCAAATACAAGTGGACCAGCGTGGCCGTTTGGCCCAACGCGACCAACCCGAACACCGGCGAAGACGTCGGCTGGTACATGTCGTCCATCGCCTTTACAAATGACCCCTTCATCCAGGGCATGGCACCCATTACAGCCGAGCGCGCAGGGCGCGTGGTGAAGCTCAACCGCGAGGTGCTTTTCGATGAAATCAAGACCTGGGTTCTCGGCCTACCAGCCACCGCAACGATGCAGGAAGTGGTAACAGAACTGGCCAAACTCAGGGCCATAGCGGTCCCCGGAGCACCACCCCCGCCGGGCGTGGATGTTTACGGATTGCTACAGCGGCTCCAAAGTCTGTTAAATCTACCTGTGTTGGCTGATGCGGACCTCGTGTTTGCAGAGGTGGACAAACTGATGGGGGTGCTTACTGCGGCGGCGCCACCAATGCCGGTTGAGGAACCGGCCCCCATTGCCCAAGGACTCCAAGCCCCCAAACGGGCGCCAAACAAGGAACGCATGAAAAGCCTATTGATCAAGCTAGGGCGCCACGTAGGGATCGAAGTCCCACCGGACGCCGATGACACGAAACAGGCCGTATTGGCCGATCGAATCCTGAACGCGCTACGCCTCGAAAAGGAAGAGGGCACCGGCGTGAAGGCCGGTCTCACCGCCCTACTGAAGGCGCTCGGTGTAGAGGACGCTGAAGGCGGAGTGGCTCGCGTTGCCGAGATGATGGAAGCCTCCAAGACCCTGGCGGACTTCATGCCCCAGCTGGCCGAGCTCCAGGGCGCCGCCATCAAAAACCAGGAGGACGAGGAGATGGAAGACATCGAAGCCACGATGGCTTCGCGTGGCTACGGTCCCGAGCTCCGCCCCATGCTTCTCCGGGAGCGTCGCGGCGGCGTTCTGCTTTCCGTCGACATGACCCCCGGCGACTTTGCCAAGGGCCTCTCCGGCCGCAAGGTTGCCCGCACGGCCTACCTCCAGGCCTTCCCGGTGCCCACGACTCCCGCAACCCCGGCGTACCTTCACCAGAACATCGCCACGAGCCCCGCGGCCACCATCCTGAGCCGATTGGCGACCACGTCCAATGGCCGGGTTGCTATGGCTGCCCCCGGACCGCAGGGCGGCGCGGGTTCCGTAAACCTCGCGGAGTATGAGGGCGCCAACGATGTCCAGCGCGCCATGGCCCACATCAAGGCCCAGCCCGGTGGGGACAAGCTCACCTTTGATCAAGTCCACAGCCGGGGAGTCATGTTGGCTCGCCAATGTCGCGCCAGCGCGTAAGGAACCACCATGACCGAACTTTCACAACCGCGCGTTATCAAGACCACCCAAGGTCTCCGCAGCGCACTGAACAACAGCGGGGCCGACATCGGCGCCTACCTGTGCATCTCCCGCGATTCGACGCTGAATGAGGTCATTCTCACCAGCGGCGGAAACGTGCAAATCGACGGCACCACCACCGAGACGTTCACGGACGCCGATGGCGTCTACTACACCTACCAGACCGAGGGCGTGGCCAAGTGCACCGCCTCCGCCGCGGTAACAATTGGCGCCCTGGTGATGCCAGACGCCGCCGGCAAGGTGCTCACCCGCACCGGCACCAACTCAATCGTAGGCACCGCCCTCACATCCTCCACCGTTGATGGCGACATCATCGAAGTGGAGCTTCTCCGACAGATGGGGGCATAAGCAAATGGCCACACCAAAGCACGTATCAGTCCACATGGTGGACGCCGCTGGCAACCGTACCGGCGCCCCCATGAAACTAAGCCTTGGAATCAGCGACGTTGTTGTTTCCGAGGAGCTTTCCACCTACCTCGGAGGCTACCGCCCGACAGGTTTCCGCGCCGATGAGGCTAGCCCCGTCATCCTCGTGGACCGGGACAAGGACCTCTACCGGGACTTTTCCAGCGACGACGCTTTTCGCGCCGTTGATGTGAAGGGCTCGATTGAGGGCGCAATCCCCGAGGTGGACCCCATCAGCTCCACCACGGAATACAAGGTGGTAGATCGCTTCCTCGGGTCGTTCGTCAACGACATCGTGGAGCAGAACGCTACCAAGCTCCTCCGTCCTCGCCAGCAGGCGCTCAAGCGCATCCGCTGGGCCATCCAGCTCGATCGTGAGATCGACACCTGGGACCTCCTCCAGACCGGGGCCAACTGGGCGGCAGCAGCCACGGTCACCCTGGCGGGCGGGGCAGAATGGAACGGCGGCGCAAGCTCCGATCCGATTCTGGACCTTCAGACCCGCATCGAGGCGAGCGCGCAGGGCGTAACGGACATCTGGATGAATGACATCGTGGCCAACGCCATGCTGCGTCACCCGAGTGTGCGCGACCACATGCGGCAGTTCTTGGGCGACTCCAGCCCGGAGAGCACCATGGCCAACGTGGCCAATGCTGCGGACTCGGCTGTGGACTTCCGCATTCCCGGCTTACCCCCCATCCATGTGGTATCTGGCCGCGTGAAGAACGAGGCCACCGCGGCGCTTGATCGCGTTCTGGGCAATCACGTTGTCCTCACGACCAAGCCCCCGGGGACCCCCACGGACGGTATGGACATCGCCACCACCTACACGTTTCGGCGTCGCGGCACGGCTGGCGTGGGCTTTGACACCCGCGAGGTCCGCGTTGACCTTCGTGGGCCTCAGGGCGGCACGATGATCGTTGTGAGCATGGCGGACATCGCGGTGATGACCGGCTCCAATGTCGGCGGCCTCATTCGGGACGCGGTACAGTAGGCCCAACAGTAGGACCTGACTGCCAAGCGGCCACCCCTCACCGGGTGGCCGTTTTCGTTTGTGGTAGGCTTGCCCCATGCCTGCGAAGAAACCAGCCGCCCGGAAATCTCTTTCCAAAGCCGAGGCCATGCCGCCGGCCCCCGCGCCCAAGGCTCCTGCGCCCAAGGCTAAGCCAAAGAGGCGCGGCCTCGTCCAGCAGCAGGACAGCCAGGGACGGCCGCAGTGGACGGCCCTGAGCGCGGTTTCTTACGTGGACGCGAACGGCAGGCGGACGCTTGCCAAGCCCGGCGATACTGTTAGCGATGCGGGGGCCGACGTCTCCGAGGACCTCCACGCGCGCGGTGTCCTCGCCCCCTTGCTCGGGTAAGTCATGGCAGGCGCAACCATAGTGACGCAGCGGATGATTGAGCTCCGGTTCGGGTCCAAGACCTTCCGCGATATGCTGGACGACGACAGGACCGGCCAGGCCGATCCTGAGCGCGTGGAAGAGGTCTTGAACGAGGCCACCGACACCGTAATGGGCATCCTGATGTCTGGCTTTACCCTGGCCCAGGTTCGGGACCTCGCCGCGGTAGACTCGGCGCTGCGGGGAATGTGTTGCGATGTGGCGATCGGCATCGCTGGACGCCGGCGCCCTGGCCTGCTGTCCCCGGATGGAAAGACCCCCTACACCACGATCCAGGAGCGCGCCGAGCGTAAGCTGATGGACATCGCGGCAGGCAAGCGCCGCATTGCTGGCGAGGAGTTGGCCGGGCGCAACGCTAAAATCGGCGTACGAGTCAACCGAGACCCCGCGCGCCATGTGTTCGCAGCCTCCAAGGGCAACCCCACGGGGCCCGGTGGCTTCTAAGCCTCTGCCCAGGGCCGTCATTCGGCTGGTGAGCGGACGCCGCGGGGGCCTGCGCTTCGTGTGCGGGAAAGGGAGGGAAACAGCCGCGGAGATGACGCGCCGCCTCGTGGCCGAGCTCCGGAGGGCCAAGCGCCGTGGCTGAGCTATTCGGCGTTACGGTGGACACCACCGACGTGGCCGAGCTGTTTGCCAAGTTTCGCCGCAAGGGCGGAAACATGGCCCCCATCATGGAAGTGGCCGCTGAGCTTCTGGTTTCCGAGATTTCGGATCGATACGACTCGGAGGGCGACGGCGAGTGGCCACCCCACGCCCCCGCCACCATCCGCAAGACGGGGGAGCATCAGTTGATGCAGCTAACCGGGAACCTCGCCGGTAGCACCATGCCGCGACACGGGAAGGACTTCGCAGAGGCGGCCACCGGCGTGGCCTATGTGCGCTTCCACCTCGAGGGCGGGGCCGTGATTCCCAAGCGCAACCCCTTTGAAATCACGGACGAGGCGTTTTCTCGCGTGGAAGAGTTCATTGTGGACGAGCTTGCCGATACCCTGGCCAAGTTGTGAGCATCGGGCAGACCAAGCGCGCGCGGCGGGCCATCATGGCGGTCCTCCAACCCCTCACGGGTACCCGGGCCACCGGTACGGCCACCGTGAGCCTGGCATCCGGGCAGACCGCAGACGTTTGCATCCCGGCCAACTCTCACGCGTTCCCCATCCCCGAGTCTGCCGCAGGCGTGGGCCAGGTGGATGATCAGCGCATGCTCCGGACCACCGCCCCGATCATCGTGACCAGCGCCGGGGCCAAGCTCGTCCCCGTGACCAGCATGATGGGCGGCGCGTGGCACAACGCGCTTGGGGCCGGAACCCGTCTCGTTTGGGACCCACCCATACCCGGCATCGAGACGCACAGCAGTCTGAGCGCGGCCATGTCCGGCGGCGCCAACGCCCTCGAGGTCCCTGGATCAAATGGCCGGATGCTCCCCGGGTTCGTGCGCGACGTCTCCAGCTCCACGGACATCGCGGCCACCGATGTGGCCAAAGACCTCTTCATGGCCCGACTTAGCGCGCGCATCCCCTCGGTGGTGGTGTCGTGGCAGGGCTCGGACGAGGGGGAGATTAAGGGCAGGGGCCAGCGCCAGCGCCCCGATCGGTGGTTCCTATTCATCGTCACCGACACCCGCAAGGGCGAGGAGCCCCGGCGCGACTCCGGGGAGGACATCATGGACGCGGTGGAGGGCCTCATCGGTGACCGCAAGGGCGTGGACGGCTACCGCTTCAGCGACCCACCGGCGATCGTGACCGGGCGGAGGCGCCTGGCATCCACGGAGAGCTCCACGGTGTACGTGGTTTCCGTGTCCACATACTCGTCCGTGCGGCGGACGGACCTTCGCGTCGATACAGTGCCAGGCATGACCGCCGACGCAGCCACCCCCGGGGCCGGCGAGACTTGGGACACCCTGCGGCTACAGGGCCAGACAACCGACGACCCCCCGTTTGTCATCACTGGCCCGATAGTGATAGACCAACTACAAGACGCCTTCTCCGAGGGCTTCACGGACGGATTTAGCTGATGGCCCAGACCGCGAAACCATTCGCCACCCTCGAGACCGAGCTAGCCGACAACACGGCCAAGGACGTCACGCCCCTGAGGCTCCGAAACTTCCTAGAGTCGGCCCTTGGCTGCTATGGGGCGATGCATATCGACGGCGGCTCCACTGCCGAGGTCCTCACGGCATCGGCCACCAAAATCACCGGGTGGCTCACCGCTGGCCTGGCGAAAAACACCACCCCGGACCCCACGACAAACGACGAGCTCACCCTGAGCGTGGACGGAATTTGGCTCGTTTGCTTCTCTTGCTCGTTCCTCGTCACGGTGGCCACCGACCGGTTCAAGTTTGAGCTTCGGAACAACGATGTCCAGGTTCCCGGGTTCGCCTCCGATGTGTCTGGGACGCTAGGGGACCGCGTTGTTTGCTCGTGGTCCAACGTTGGCTCCTTCGTGGCCTCGGACGACCTCACCGTATATGCTACGGCCATCGGTGGCCTTGGGGACGCGACACTAGAACACGCCCAACTTACCGCCACTCGTGTAGGCTAGACCCATGGCGACCCCCATCAACTACAAGCCCGGAACGTTTGCCCGTTTCTTTCGGGCGGTGAAGGGTCGGAATGTGAGTCGCTTCGGGACCGCCCGCTACATGGGCGGGTTCCGGGCCGCTACCATCATCGGAGGCGCGCGCGCGCCGATGGCCGCAGACGCCTCCGGGGACGAGCTCGGACGGCTTGGCCAGCGCGGGGCCAACGTCGTGGAGCACGATCTGGCCATCGTAACAGCCATCACGCACCACGAGGCCAGGCGGTACGCGCGCGAATACAATCGAGCAGTGTCGGGCGGGGACCTTCGGGAGGCCACTGAGGCCGATTACATGGACTACCTCCGCGCCGATGCGGAGCACGCGGCCAAGGTCGCGGAAAAGAATGAAGCGGTCGCCAAGGCGCAAGCCAAGGCAGCCAAAAGGGAGGACGAGTTGGCTAGCCAGCAAGACGCCGCCCGAGCAAACAAGCGGGCCCCGAGGAAGGCCCGCAAAAGCAAACGCACAACCTCCGATGCAGCGGACGGCGGTGGTGCGCGTGATGGGTCGGACGGTCCCGCCCCGGAGTAGCAAATGGCAATCCCGCTAGCGGTCGCGGCCTCAGTAAAGAGTCCCGGCCTTTTCCTCGATGTAAACTTAACCGCTGGACAGTCGTCGCCGGGTAGTGCCGTTCGGCGCTGTCTGATGGTTTCGCAGAAGTCCGCCGCCGGAACCATTACGGCCGATACCGAGCTCGTGCGGGCGGTAGGCGGGGAGCAAGTGGTTTCGGGCCTACTTGGCCCCGGCTCCCTCGGCCACCTGGCATCGATCGCGCTCTTTCGTGAGTATGGACTGGCCCAGGTTGACCTGATTTGCCCAACGGCATCATCAGGCGTGGCGGCCACCGAGGACGTTACCTTCGCCACGGGTCCTCCCACCGTTAGCCACACGGTCAATTGCTACATTGCGGGGCGACGAATCCAAATCGTTTGGGCCGCCTCCGAGACCGACACGGTCGGAGCGGCCACCCTCGCCGCGGCCATCAACGCCCAAGTAAATCTCCCGGTTACGGCCACCAGCGCCCTGGGCGTGACAACCATCACGGCCAAGTCTGCCGGGACTTGGGGCAACGACATCAAGCTACGCCTGGAGGTACTCGACGGCACCACCGGAACGGTTACCGCCGGCGCTGCGGCCCTTTCGACGGGGACGCTCGAGTATGACTGCACCACGGCCCTCGGGCTCGTCACGCAGGAAGAGTACGATCTCATCCTGGTTTGCACGGGCAACACGGACGCCAACGACGGCACCGCCACGAGCAACCCCGGCATCGTTAAGACTCACATCGATGGGCTGGACGAGGGCCAGCAAGCCAAGCTTCAGCAGTCGGTATTTGCCGCCACCGGGACCCTGGCGGCGCTCAAGGTTGGAACGGCCGCTCTGAACTTCGCGAGGGCCCAGGCGGTATTTGCGAACAACGCCCTTAGCCTCCCTTGTGAGTGGGCGGGCGCCGAGGTCGGAGCTCGGCTCAAGGCCGAGTCGGTCGACCTGGCCGCCAACCGCATCCGTCAGGAGTACGTGGCGGACCTGTTCACCGTGGACGACTTGAGCGCCGACGCTCTCACCGAAGCGGAGATTGAGGACGCGCTTAACAACGGCGTTACCCCCGTTGGATTCACCAGCCAGGGCGTGCCGCGCCCGGAGCGTCCCATCACCACCTTTCATCTGGACGCATCCGCCAACCCGGACGATCGCGTGCTGGACACCTCGCGCGTCACGGGCACCGATGGCGTGGCCAAGGACATCCGGACCACGCTCCCCCGCGAGTTCCAGGGCGCCAAGCTCTCCGAGGACCTCACCGGGCCGGTGGACGAGCTCCCCCCGGGCGTGGTGGAGGTTCGTGACATCAAATCCTTTGTCGATGGCCGCGTTCGGTTTTTCATCGCCCTGGGCGTAGTGAAGGGCGCGGACTATCAGGAGAGCGTGGACAACGGGACCTTTGTGGTGCGGGTGAATCCGTCCGACCCGTCCCAGTGCGACATCGTTCTACCGCTTAAAATCGTTCCGCCGCTGGCCAAGTTCTCGGTGGTCGTTCAACACGTCGGACCGTAGGAGTTAAGCCATGGCAGACAACGAACTGAAACAATACCCGCGCGGCTCCCTCGCCATCGGCAACGGTGACGTGCAATCGGCCGCCTCGGCCAGCTTCACCACCACGAACAACGGCAAGCTGGTCCACACCCTGCGCCGTAGTCCGGCCGGGGTTGTGCTCGGTACCCGCGAGGCTTCGGGGACCTTCGAGCTCGTGGTGGACGAGGACGGACTGGAGATCGAAATCTTCAACCGCATCGCCAACGGGGACACCGTCAATTTCAGGTTTAAGATGCCCCAAACGACCAAGGTGATTGAGGGCATCCTCACCAACGCGGACATCAGCCTGCCGGTTGATGACGTCGTGGGCGTAACCCTCGCCTTTGTCGGGCGCCTGAAGGCCGGTAGCTAGGGTGTCGTTTACGTCCCTCGTGTTGGCCGTCCCAGCATCCGCCACCCCGGGGGCATCCTCGTCCGTGGCCGGGTTGGAGCAAAAGGCCGTGCAGATTGTGATCGGCGCGGCCGTGGCCACCTACGACATCCAGGCTAGTCTTGACGGGACCAACTTTGCGACCATTCCCAACGGCTCTGGACTTTCCGCCGATGCCCTCGTGAACGTGCCTTACATGGCATCTCTGATGCGCGTGGACGTCACCGCTTGGACATCGGGAACAGCGGCTATCACTGTCGCCGCTGACAACCCAAAGACAAGTTGAGCCTGCCCGCGCTATGCTCCGGGCATGGCGAGGAACAACGGGGGCGCATCATCTGCGGGTGCCCCAAGCAAAACCAAGGCTCCGCAGTGGCAACCGCATCCCCCCGACTCCATCAAGTCCTGGCTGGCGGGCAAGACCCTCCAGCAACTAGGGGCCACCGAGCAAGGCGGGCGCGCAATGTACCCGGAGACCATCCGGAGGCGAGACCCCAAGACCGGCGAGCTCCAGGAAGTAAAGCTCCTCGTTCGGGTGCCCACCTCGATGGAGATCGCGCGCTCCAGGCTCAAGGCGCTGGACTGGGTGAAGCGGGAGGCCCGGCTTTCCTCGCGGCCCACACTAGGGGAGGCCGAAGCCATCTTCGGACCCAGCGCATTCGACGAAATCGATACCGTGTTTTTCCTCGCCGCGTGCTTGTTCGATCTGGACCCCATGGGCAACTCTCACCCGCCCTACATGATCGCATCGGAGCTAGACGCGAACCACCCTCGAGCGTCCCTCCACGACCTGTACGCTCGGGTCTCGTTCTATCAATCCACGGAGGACCCCCGGGTCCCCGAGCTCACCGAGGCCGAGTTCTCACAAACAGTCGCTGCGATTGCCAAGGCGGGCAATCTATCCCCTTTAGTCGTTATCGATGGGCGCGCGCACAGCAGCTTCATAGCTACTATGGCGAGCCAGCTCGCGGCCTATCAGACGGCGCCACCCTCTTAGCGATGTACCGCGATTTTGAATCAGGCGAGTGGCACCGGCTTAAGCTGCCCAAGGTGGTCTTTGCCCGGCCCTTCGTGGACCTCATCACTGAGCGGGTGACCGAGGACGCGCGCGCCGCGGACCCCGGCGACAACCGCGGGGACGGCATTCTAGGGAGGTTTGGCCGTGGCTGATTCCAAGGCGACCGTTCGGATTGACGCCAAGACCGACGGCTTTAAGCGTGGGATGAAGGAGGCCGAAAAGGCAGCCATCGCAGCGGGCTCCAAGAGTGGATCCGCGTTCTCCAAGGGAATGAACGCAGGGGCCGCTGGTGGACTCAAGGCCATCAAGGGCGTGTTTTCCCAAGCCAAGACCCTGGCCACGTCCCTGGGCGGCGTGCTTGGCGGCGTAGGGTTCGCCTCCCTCGCCAAGGGGGCCATTGACTCGCAAAAGTCCTTCAAGCAATTAGCGTTCAGGATCAACCTCGCGGGCGGGCAGGCCATCAAGTGGCAGACCCTACAAAAGCAAATCCAGAAACAGGCCCTCGCGTCCAAGGTGGACATTGGCAAGCTTGGGGACGGGTTCAAGGCGGCGCTTCAGGAAACCGGCGACTTGAAGGCCGCGCAGGGTTCCCTTGAGGCCATCGCGACGATCGGCAAGAAAACCGGAACGGAGTTCGCCACCCTCGGCAAGATTTCCGGCATTCTGCAACAGAAGTTTGGCCTTGCAAGTGGAGAGATGGGGGACGGCCTCCTCCAGATGGTGACCGCAGCAACCCAGGGCGGCGCCAGTATTGAGGACCTGGCCGCAGACTTCGCAGAGGTGGGAGGCAAGGCCAAGACGTTGGGCCTACAGGGCCCTGAGGGCATCCGCAAAATGGTTGGCTTCCTCAACTTGGCGAAAAGGGAAACGGGAAACTTTTCGCAGGCAATGGCTGCCATGCCTCAAATATTCGATCAAATCATCGAGAAAACATCCAAGGGCGTGGTGGCCAGCACCGGAAAGATTCCGATCAAAATCCAGGCGGTGGACAAGGACGGCAAGCCCCGGGACCCCTTCGCCATCATCCAAGATATCCTGACCAAGACCAAGGGGGACGCGGGCAAGCTTGGTGAGTTTGGATTTGGCACCGAAGGCATCCAGACGCTACTAGCGGTAGCGAAGCCATTCGCCAAGGAGCTCAAAGACACCGGAAAGCTCACCAAGTCCAGCGGGGACAAGTT